ATGAAGCCTTATTCAAATCCTCAGATTAAAAAGCCTAAAGATGATCAGTGGTATATTGGATTCAATTATGTTGTTCCGGAAGAATTACGGCCATATCATAAGAGAGGTACTGAAAGATTTAAGCGGTATGGTGACATTAATATGTACCATGGTGTAGAACGTGAGCAGAACGCGATTGAGTTATGCGAGGATTGGAAATTTGCACTAAAAAACGGACTATATAATCCCTTTCAGGATGAGCTCGATGTACTGGCGTATGTTGAATTGAAGGAAATGCAGATTTCCATGAAGGAAACGGAGATTCAGGAGGCAGCCACCGTTGAACTCGAAAAATCAGAAGAGGATAAAAGGAAAGAAGTATCAATATATAAAGCATTTGAACTGTTTTTAGAAAGCAGGGCCGACAGAACCGATAACACAAATACTTTATCTACCTATAGGAGTACCGTAAATTGGTTAAGCGACTATTTCCAAAAGCAGAAAAGATTGATGGATCCGATTGGATCTGTAAGGCATTTGGAAATTTCTGGAGCCGTTATGCAGACGAAACGCTCCAAGGAATGGGAAAACTCAACCTATAATAACGAAGTAACCAATGCAATGACCATTTTTAATTGGCTCGCAAAGGAATACTACTTGGTTGAAAATCCATCGAAAGGCCGGATTGACAAACTAAAAACGTCAAAATCAAAGCACAAGTGGTACGATAGAGAAACTGCAGTAATTTTAAAGCAAGCCTTATTAGAGCAAAATTGTATGCCCGTTTACAGGGCTTGCCAATTTACTTACTGGATATGTATCAGAAGTAAGGCTGAATTGATGAAATTAAAAGTTGGTGATATTGACCGAACGTTACGGAGGATTCGTTTCTCTGCTGATCTGTCAAAGGACAATGAGGAAGCTTTTCGTGATTATCCGGAAGAATTTGAAAAGATCCTAGATGAAATGGAACTGCATACTTATCCATCTCACTTTTATATTTTTGGGAAGAGTGGTGTACCTGGTGAAACCAAATGCCATAAGGATTTTCTCGCTGATCAGTTTAGGCCGGTAAGGGATGGATTAAAACTCAGCGATCGCCATACAATTTATTCATGGAAGCACACTAGAACTATCCACGAAATGATGAAAAAAACAGATCCTTATCAAATTCAACATCTCCTAAGACACGATAATATTAAAACCACTTTAGACTATATGAGAGATTTTGAGATAAGCCTGGTCAATATTTACCAGGCTGAGGATCTAACTTTTTAGATAGAATGCGTTAAAAGTTATCGGCTATCGATGGCTTTTTCATTGAGTTTTCCAATGAACTGGCCAATAGTAGAGCTCTTTGATGTGTATTTTCCTTAATAAATCTTATTCCTCTTTTGGCTAAGCCAACAGACCATGGATTGGGATCCTCTTCAAGTGCCCAGGGTTTGAAACTTCTGCTTCCTGCAAACACCAGATCTGTTATCGAATATTTATACTTTCCATCTTTCAATAGGATGATAATATTCGCGGTAACGGGACCACCTTCTGATGCATAAATTGTAAAAGAACCAACAATTTTACCGGCTTCTTTGTCTTTAATCTGTAAGACGTCTTTCGCAGATTTGAAAGACAAAGCAAACCAATCAACTGCTTTATCAAATAATTGTTGCTTTTCGCCTTGCAGTTCCACAACTTTTGTGTAATTGATTTTTTTTGTTGCTGAATCTAATGGAAAAGGGACTTCCTGAGATATTGCCGTCAATGTTGAGGCTAAAAGGATTAGAATGAGCATTATTTTATTTTTCATAAGTATAAATTGCGTTTCTACTAAACTACAAAAATTATTTAATCTGAATGGATTTTACAATCTGGTCAGCTTTGAAGTTCGCAACAATATCAGCAAGCTTCGGAACCTGTTGTTCCAAGGTTGCATTAAAAATATCTTTCTCCTTACGGTTTTCCGTATTCATTTTTCCCAAGGAGCTTGTTTTCGTCTTTTTCCGAACTCCATTTTTGTTTAGCCATGAAGAGCCCTTTGATCCACCCTGACCCGCACCAGCTCCTTTCATTAACCAAACCAGGTATCGATTGAAAGCAATGCTGATCCGATTTATCTGGCCGAAACTTTTTCCGGTTCCAACTTTTAAACTATCCAGTCCATCGCCGGATCTGCCAGAGCTTTGAACCTGGGAAATGTACCTGTTTTTTATTTGCTTTAAAGTTTGACCACTCCAATCTTTAATATCGGAATTCTGTTTTTCTAAATTTTCCATAATTATGCTGATGCATCCTCCCTTGCTTCCAGGATTGCTTTTTGTCTTTCTTCAAATATTCTATAGTTCCATGCATCGTTAGCGGCAAGTATAAACTGATCCATCTTTTCTTCGAGAACTTTGGTATTAAAGTTCATTCCTGGGGAGGGTTGGATAACTGTTGAACTTACAGCCGATGGCTGGCTTTGTTCATTGCTATAACCACCATACTCGAAACGCCTTACACCCCGGATCCCTTCAATTGCCCCAACAAAATCTGCAATTACAGGATCCTTTAACTGATCGCTGCTTACAATATATTCAGTTTTATAGTTTTCTCCTGCAATAAACGGTCTCCCGCTACTGCTATTGCTAAAAAGCGTTGGTCTTCGCACAAAACCGGATGGAGATGATCTATCTTCTGTAGTGTAATCTACAGCTGAATAACCACCTTGCTCGTATTTAGGTGCTTCCTGAGTCGCAATAACAGCCACCTGAGCAGCGGTAGTCCCAATAATTAATGGTATAGTGAAGGGTGCGGAAAATGGGTTTTTCCATGCTGCTGTTATTCCAATTGCACCATTTATAATAGCCTGACTTATCGCAGCCCTTTGTTCCGCTTTCCATGCTTTTAGTTTTTCTGCTTTTACCTGTGCATCATATTTATCATTGATTATTTTCTTTTGCTGCTCTGTTAAGGTTTTATTAGAAAGTTCTTTTTCACGTTCAGTTTCAATGTTTGACAGACTTGCATCTAACTGGGCCTGCCTGTTGTTTGCCATGATACTGAATATGCTTGAAGTAGCTTCCTGAGCCATTTGAATTAAAAAGGCTTTGGTCTCATTACCTCGTTGCTCAGTTAATGCCTTCTTATCCGCTTCATATCTGGCATTAATTGCAGCAACGTCTTGCCCGGTTAATTCAGCAGCCTCTACTTCAAGTCTGTGCTTTTCATCCAATAAGGCTATATGTGCATTTATTGCCGCCTCAGAATGTGGATTTTCAGAATCTGCATTGATAACTCCCGCCTCCAGTTCTGAAAGCCTTTTGTTGTCAGCAGCACTTTTTACAATTTGTGCTTCTTTAGCTCCTTGGGTCTTTAAAAATTGTTCACGTAGTTTGCCGCTGGCATCAAGAATTTCCAATTCCCTGGAAACAGCACTTTCAAGGATTGCAGCCTCGTCATTTTTACCAGCTTTTTTAAGCTTTGCAATTGTTGCCTGCTGTTTTTGTATTTTTTCCTTTAGCTCCGCATCTTCTTTATCAAGTTGCTGAACTTTTAAGGCAGTAGCCTGGTTAAGTTCCGCGAGCTGCCTGTCAGTTTCCCGTGTGGTTGCTGCCGTAGCAATTTGGCTAATTTCATTTTGTATTGCGGTTAATTTTACAAGATCATCTTTGCGGAATTTCTCATCAAGCTGCTTGAGTTTTGCAATTCTCTCCTGCTCAATTTGTTTAACCGCTGCAGCATTTGTACTATACTTGAATTGTAGCTTTCTAAAATGCTCATCGGTATCAGACAGTTCTTTACTGTACGCATCCATTATAGCTTGAGCGGTTCTTTCTAGGGATGCTAAACGTTCTTGTTCTGCATCTTCTAAGAATTTTTTAGCCTTATTTTCCTTAGATGCACCTTTATTTGGATGTTCAATCGCTGATACCTTTTTTTCCGTTTCTGCAATTTGTTTTTGAAGAGATAAGTACTCCTTAGAACCAATGATTGCAAAATCCCGTTCTTTCCTCAAATCTTCCAGCCTTTTCTTTAAACCATCCAGGGTGTTAACTACAGGTGATGCACTGGGTTTTGTTGGCGGCGTTTTTGGTTTATCAGTTGGTGTTTTTCCCTGGCCCAGATCTCCTGCAGAACTTTTGAAATTTGATGCTTCTTTTTCCAATTCTAATCTGGTTTTTTTATAATCGTTCAGATCCTCGGTATTCGATTTCAATGCATTACCATATTGATTCAGGTTCCCAACTAGATAATCGTATTTATTTGAACCCAAAATCTTATCAATGTCGTTGTTTGTTTTAGCCTGATTTTTCAGTTCCTTATTTAGGTTCTTATATATGTAGTATGCCTTTTCCTGCTCATTTGCCCCTTTGATAGTGAATTTAATACCATCATTAGCAAGCTCTTCCTGAACTTTTGCAATACCAAGAACCAATTTCTGCCTGGCATCATATACATCATTAATGCTTTGCGCTTCATTTTTCACAGCTTCATCGAGTTTTTCCATACGTTTTTGGTATGCAATTCTTAGAATGTACTGCTCATTAATTTTTTCGAGAATTGGAAGCAAATCCGAATTTTTAGTGCGCTCAGTATCAATTTGCCCTAAATAGCCAGGGTATTCACTTTTTAACTGGGTGAGGATTTCTACACGCCTAGCCGATGTGGTATTGTTACTCTCCAGCTCTATCCTTAAGGCAAGCAATTTCACTTTATTTTCTTCCAGATCTGTAGAAAGCGGTTTGATAATTCCAGTCCACTTTGCAAACCCATCAACAGCGGAGGTCACAATGTCCTGGATCACACCTGTAGTGGCCATGTTTGAAAACCATTTTCCAATCTTGTCAAGCGTTGCGGCTAGGTTATTGTTTTTTACATTGAATTCCGAGGTTAAGGACGTTCCTTTCTCGAATTCCTGATTGCTTAGTTCCTGACGTTTTTTAAGTAGATCCAGGTTGTTAGATAACGCACCCAATGCAGTAACGGCTCTGGCTCCATCTTCTCCAACCATTCCCATACTTGCAGCAAGTCCCTCAACACCTTGCCCGGTTGATTGAACATTAGAAAGAACCCTGATCAGGGCCGCATTACCATCAGTGTTGAGTAGTGTACTGAAGTCTTTTATACTCATCCTGGCTATTGCCGCAAATCTTGGAATGTCCTTACCCAACCCAACAACAAACTGGCCTATAGCCGTTGCAGAGGCCTCAACGGGTTGTTGTAGTTCATCCATAACTGCAGCCAATCCCAATACGTTCTGAAGACTAATATTAGCCGCCGGTGCAATACCAGCCATTCGGCCAGCGAAGCTTACCAGGTATCCTTCATTAGCTGTGCCGGCAGCACCAAGTTCATTGATAGCGGATCCGGTTTTAAGCAGTGATTGCTCTAAACCATATTGATCTTTGATTTTAAAAATATCTGTTAATTTACCAAGGGAGTTGATCGCTTCCTCAGCGCCTCCCAGATCTTCACCAAGTGCAACGTTGATCTGATCAGCGGCTTTCACAAAAGCAAACACATCTTTTTCGGCACTAATACCAAGCTTACCGGCAACTTTAGCCAGTCCCAGCAATTCATCCTGGGCCGTTCGAGTATCTATTTTTTTTAGATCTTCATTTAAGTGTCTGGCACTAGCCTGCGTTAATCCGGTTGTTTTCTGAACATCGGCAAGGCTATCGCTTAATGCAGAGTTCTGAACTACAAGAGCCTTTATACCTTCGACAGCTGCACCAACACTAAATGCGCCGATAATAGTCGATTTGAGATTGCCAATACCATCTTTTACCTTTCCAAAAGCACCACCCACACCATCAATATCACCCCGTACTTCATTAAGTACAGTGCGCACCTGTCGAAGTTCTTCCGCTTTTTTCTTAAACTCTTCTGTACCGACCGTTAACCTGGACAGTTCGTTTTTTAATTTTGCAGATCCCTGTGTAAGCTGTTTAAGTGTAAGTTCAGATTCATTGCCATTAATATAAATGGATACCCGCCTGATTTCTTCTTTTGATGCCATATTGAACAATATTTATGGCTAATCTCCAGGCTATATGGCATGTAAAAAACGACAATGAGAGTTAGAACACTATCCAGAGCGGAAGGGGATCTGTAAAAATTTGCTGGGTTAATTGGATATAATAATATCCGGCCCCTGGAAGAAAATCAAACCGCCTACCTCCACCAATAACGTACTTTGGCGTCAAATTGTAGACCCTTAATTGCGAGTTCCCTACAGGATCATTATTGAAAACTAAAGGTGTGATCAATCCTACTTCGCCTCCCATACCTCGGATATCAGTCGGTACTGTAACTTTAGTGCTGGTAAAAGTCTCGCTGCCAATAGTAGCAATCCTTAATGCCTCAACTTCCGAAATACCATGAATTTTAGGATCAAAGTAAGCTTTGTACCTTATCGTTCCGAAAATATCCGCCTGATCTGTAATTTTTTCAATATTGTAGTTAGTTGAATATGAAGTAACCAACGTCCTGGCTGTGATTGAAACGTTTATATACTCTGTTTTTCGGTTTGATAAGTTATAACTGATCTTTTCTGGTAAAGCAAATAGCACAGCTCCTTCTTTGCTTTTAAATTTTATTTTTTGGCTGGCTTTCATTTCGCTGAGCATTAATACTGGAATCGCGGCTTCAATTTTTACTTTTTTACTGTCATTAAGGAAACGATACCATAATGCATCACTATCATTTAACTCTACCGGGCGAGCTTCCGGCCAAAAATTGCCACCTCCAATAGATTTCATACCGGTGTATTCTAAAAGTTTGACCTGCCATGTATCTAGCTCGTAAGGAAGGAAAGGAACTTTGAAAGACTGGCTACATGCTGGATAAATGTAACCAGTACCAACTCCATTTTTTAACGAAGAGAAATCCACTTCGATATTGTTACCTCCATCACCAACGACCAGTTTATACAATGGTCGGTACAGCGGGTTTTCAGGGGTTCCGCTATTCATTGTCGCGTCATCTTCATCTACCTTTAAGGTAACGGTGTATCCTTGTTTTTCATTAACTGATATCTCCTTTATCGAAGTGACATAATTTGTAATATCATTAAAAACTCTACTATTTAAAACCGAATTTGGCGTTTCTATTATAACCTTTTTATTCAATAGATCAAATTCAAAAGAAAGTTTTAGGCGATCTGCTACTAATTTTAAGAAATCTGCAATGGTAATTGCGGGTAGATGATAGGAAAGTGCAGAATTATTTTGTATAAGTGCACCTGTTCTGGTATACAGATATTGAATCTTTGATATGGTTTCCTCGAAATAACCTCCCGTGGCATCAAATCCCAGAGATTCAAATATTTTTTTCAGCACATAAGAAAGTCTATAAAATGGAACCTGAATAGTTTTGGTACCAACAAGGTTTGGAATTATATTAAATTTCTGAGAAGCTATATCCCAGTTGTTCATGAGCGGCAATCCCCCACCATTAGTCGACCAGGCATTGTTCGCAACAGGAAAAAATACATGAGGGTAATTCTCCGGTGTTACACATGTAGCTTTCATATAAGCCTCAAATTCTGCTGAAACTGTATATGGAGGCAGTGCATCATTTGTGTATAGTTCATTCAGCTTGATTAATTTTACCAGCTTGGAAATTGTACCAAAGTTTACCTGCAGTGTAAATTCGATTTGGTTATTTGTGATTTTGTATGCAAACACTCCGGCATAGAAGGGCTGTCCGGATACCAAAACTTTACATTGGAGTTTGTAAAGTTTTGCATCCGCTTCTACCAGGTGCCCACTCTGAATAAAAATTCGATTATTTGGAGTAAGTCCGGCCCGGGCAGCATAAGTAACATCCTGAAGAAGTTTATCCCCATCACTAAAAAGGAAATTATTCCGATCTACAGCTATTGATGTGTTTGGATCCAGTTCAAGGATAAGGCCCTGGTTGTTTATTATTTTGATCATTTGTTTTTTTTAAAGAACCGATCGGATCGTTGAATAATAACTGTCCGCAATTTGATCATAACCAGACTGATCAGGGTGTACATCACTTTGCGGCAAATCAAGGCTATGTGCTGTATGTCTTGCAGATACAGGTACATTTGCAATATCGTACCCATAAGTTCTGTCTAACCACAAAATATTTGGGGATATAACCACATTTGGATAATCAGGGTTCTCATCAAAGTAATCCAAATACATCTGATTTAATCTGAAAATGTTACTCTTAAATTCTTCAAGTTTTATAAAACCCCTAGTACGTCCGAATGCATCCCTGACAGCTCCACAAGGACATAAAGCCAACACAAACGTCCCATCTGGATAATCTTCTATAAATTGATCTATAAAGGCCTTGCAACGATTAAAAACGGTAAGAATATCATAATCAGTTTTGAGTGGGCCAAACATATCATTAATCCCTAATTGCGCACAAATAATGTCAATATTACCCGGAAAACCGTTTCTTGTCATGTAGTTGACGAAATCTACTCTACTATTAGATGTGTTGTAAAAAGGGTTGCCAGGTACAACGGTAAAAGCTGAAAAGTTTATAAGATTATCTCCTGTTCCACCAATCTTTGTTAGTATCCCACTTGCTGTTGGTGTCGTCCCATCTTTAACTTGTAGCATCGTTAATGTGCCATTTCCACTTCCATCAATATCCATTTCATGTAAAACATACCATCCATTCCCAGAAATTTCGTAAACCGATACGAAATCCGGCTTTACGACCAACCCGGTTACTACAAATTTATAAGCTGATGAACCTGTCCCCGTGTAGTTCGACCAACTCCAACCACCAACAGCTTGATTTCGCCAATTGCTTCCATCACCCATTTCCCAGCGATTTCCAATAAAATTTACAGCACCTCCACCATCAGCATTAAAAAGATTATATACTTCTGAGACAACATTATCATGTGCAGTTAGGCTATCGCCAATAAATAAAATATTTTTAGTCCCTGATCCCGCAGTTTTTGAAACAACATCGATAGTCACATTTCGCTCTTCAATGTTTTCTAAATTTTGCTTCTTTATCGTAGCATTCAAATTAAGGGTTAACCCAGCGTCTCCATTACCAGCGGCAAGTCTGAATGACCTATCCATATCATACCCTAAATTAACTGATGGTGTAAGTGAAATATGAAAAGACCTGTCACCATCAGGCAGTAATGTTAAAGCATCTTTCCATATATTAAGTTCTCTTCCTTCTGCTACTTTTATTTTTTTTGGCAGAAGCAAGTGAGGTACTACATCTTGCTTTTTGGATTCACTTAAATCCAATAATAATTTGGCTGGGATAGAAAAATTACCTTCAGAACTTAATACCCAGTCTGCATTCCAAATATCGTTTGGATCATTAATAACATAAAAGTGTTTTCTCGATGGTGAGCTTGTATCAATATCCCAATACCTCCAATTTAAATTCTTACCTGAGGTTGTCACGCAAAAGACAGTGATAAAATCTCCTAAAGTAGCTTTTACAGGTGTCGGTAGTATTAATGTTGCAAATCCATTCTCAACTCTATTAAATTCACCTGTTTGAAATATTTTACTATATAGCAATGTATTTGTGTTTGGTGTCTCGTCTGGATATTTACTCTTACAAATCCTTATCTCACAATTGGTGTTAAAGGCCCCCCATATCTTTACTTTTACCTGATTGAATACAACATCTTTATCTACCCGTGTGATTATACCGACACCTAAAAAATCGCCCCTTGTAGAATCTCCAATGTATTCTGCATCAGGATGTATATATTGATCTTTTGGAACGTATGCGCCAATTATTTCATTTGTTTGTTTATCAAAAAGTGAGTTATAGATTAGAGAGGATGATATTAGCGGATAATTTATAGCGTTGTGTATATCTTTAGACAGTCCATATTCTAAATACCATTTAGAATCGTAGTAAACGCCAGGAGTTAAGTATGACCAATCAATAACAAGAATTGCAGAAATTCCACTTCCTCCAAATTCCGGTATTAGAATTGGTTTGTTATCACCTTCAGGGTTAATGGGGGTAGTAAATCGGCAAACTTCAACACCGCCTATATCTGTAGTTACATTTTCAAATATTCTTATAGTCCAATTTCCACCTGCATTTCTAGCAGAGGATGCGATAGTGTAAAATCTTTCCGGATCACCGTTAATTAAAAGTAGTTCTAAGAAAACTTTTAAAAAAATCGGCATATCCTCACCATTTGAGGTATCGGCAAAGGTTTTTGTTAGTTCTACTTTCCTGGAGTAATCCACCAGATCAATTTCCACCGGCTCATAATATGCAGACCAGGTTTCTCCATCAAAAGACAGATAAGCTGAAATAACTTTTTTACCGTCAACATCATCAGGTATTACAATTGGATCATCAGCTGCATCCAAAAAATGTGTGTACGTTCCTGGCTTAGCTTTATAGTATTGAGCAAGGACAGCGACACCAGGATTCGTTAATTCAGTAGCAATACCTTTATAGTCTCCTTTGATATCAGAAACCTTAAACAGTTTTGTAGCGCCAGCATTGTCAATTCCTACAATTTTAGCGTTTAATAATGATGAAGCATTTGGCACCTCATCCACTGGTTGAAGTTCGCCTTGTGGCGGTGTTGGTAAAGTTGGATTTTCACTCATTGCTATATAGTTAATAAATCATGATTAATGGATGTAGCAAGGAATTTATACTCCTTGTCCGTTAAATAGATATTCGTAAAACCGGTATAATTGTCCTCGAAGACAATGCCCGGTTCCTGAACATCACCTTCAGTGAACGCCTGATCATCAAACAGGTATTCATAATCAAATTTTTGTGCATAAAGACTGTTGCCATCTTCAATTTCCGGAATACTCTTACTGGTAACCTTAATGGGTAAAAGGTGATCCCCAGCCACTCGATACTTGAGTGGTGAAAGAAAGAAATCCCTGTTAAATATCAGTGAGGATCTATTCTTGATGAAACCAGTGGTAACGGATAATTTTGAAGTGAGTTTGATGTCATATACCAAGGATGTTCCCATCTTTAAGTCAGATGGAGCCAACTCTGATTTCATTGCTTCAGATTGTACGATGTCGAAAGTAGAACTGCCTTTTCCGTAAAACATTCTGCTGTCAAATGAACCCCAGCTGCTCCAGTTCAGGAAATATCTGAGGTATGGCAAGGGGCGGTAATCCATCAAATAAGTTTGGGTTTCAGTCAGGCGAGTTCCGTCTTCGCTTGTGAGCCATATTTCATAACCTAAAAGCGTTTTGTCAGGGTAGTCATCCTGGTTATAAACTTTTTCAAAGGATGTATTGAATGCATACTTTCTTTTCTCCAGCATTGAAAAATCATGCAAAGCAACTTGAATACGATCTCCATTTGTAAACCTTAGCCTGCATTTCAGACTTGCAGTGAAATCACCGTCCGGGTTGTAATAATATAAGTATTGTAGCTGGTTGGATCTGGTAGAAGTAATATTGCCCACTTGCTTCAAAAACCTTTTTCTAGCATCAGGATCAGGCGCAATAATATTTGCAATATTCTTTGTCCCCTGTCCAATATAAGATAGCCCGCCATGAAGTACTGTAAAGATTGGCGAGGTAAACACCTTCCGGATCTGAATAGGATCTCCATAGCTTTCCGCAAATTGAAAATAATATCTCCTGCAGCTTTTCTTGCACAATAGTGGTATGCTATCTGGAATGTCTGGTAAATTATTTCTGATTTCGGCATTGATAAAGTCATGCAGCTTATCGCCGATTATTGCTTCAGCAATTGTTGTGGTACCGATTTGAATTGTTGGTGCTGCTGTATTGATAAGCTGAAATCCAGTGTAGTCAGGTTTCTCAATAAACAATCTGAACTGCAGTCCATAATTTGGTTTAATAACTTCAGCTACACCAGGGGTGGTAGTGAATGTAATCATGTTGAAACCAAGTCCAGTATTCTTTGCTGTAAAAATAAGGCTTGATGAACCACCTGGATCCACAATAATATCAAAATCCCGGCTAAGTAGATAGTTCGCTTTGAAGTACTCGATTTGAACCCATATTGGAACTACAAGCATTCCATCTGTAGCATGAAACTCATAGCCACTATCATCAGGAGTCATTGAAGCAACCATTGTGATGGTTTCTGATCCATACTTCAAAATGACTGATACACCAGGAGCACCATCAGGTATGGGAACAGTATTTACTGCTTTTACACCAACTTGTTCGTAAATGTCTACGCAGGTAAATCCCGCAGTGATTTTATCTGCACTGAATGACAATTCAGGAGGTGGAGATGTAAGAGTTACCGACATAATTTATTCACTGTATAGCGAATATCATGAAGTAATCAGGGCATAAAAACGACAATTAATGTTATGGAATCCAGCGATCCGGATTCACGTACTGGTTAAACGCATCTATTATATTGAACACACAGAGGTAGCCATAATGCGAGTCAACAACCGGCCCAACGGGGCTCATAGTAATAGAACCACTTTCCAAGCTTGTAAGTTTTGTATGCCTGTCTGCAATCATTACTGTACAAAAATCATCTGCAATCTGCTCACAATGGCTTTGTGCGTCTATAATTGCATCGTTGTCGGTTTTATCACATCTTTTCAAGATAAGAAAGCCAGTGTTTTTATTCCAGTTATAGTTTTCGCCTGCAGGAGGAGTCTGGCTTTTATCATGAGGCATCATAATCATTACCAAATCCATTGGCGAGCTTCTGATGTAATCATTAGCTTTATCTTCAGTATTTAAACAGAAGAATGTTTTTTTGCTATCATCTGATGGATCATGTTTAAGATCAATATGTTTTATGGCATACTGCTCAAAATATTGTTTAATTTCTGCGAGTGTCATGTTTAAGCTTTTTTGTTTCTTCTTAGTTCCTTCATTGTTTTCTGCGTGCGTTCTACACTTGCCAGTACGGTGTGCAGGAATTCGTCTTCAAGTTTATCCGGCCCGCCAAACTTAGGATCACCACGCAAATCATCATAGATATCGAACCAGGAGAAATCAGATTTAGCAGGCGCTTCTCCTTCTTTTTTTTCTCTTTTCGGAAAGAAATCTTCATACAAGCTTATGATATGGTGTCGACAGCTGGCATAGAATAAATAAATACCTTCCAGGTACGCTTTGCTAAGCTTTGACATTTCAGCGGATCTCTGATCCAGAAGCTGATCATTAAACTTTTCTCTGATATCACCTCTATAGGATGGATGTGTATGTTTAAATTCGTCACCGTCACCCACTGGCCGATAAATGCAAGCAGCAAGCTTTTGCAGATCTTCAAGAGCAGCCGTATGACTATAATTAACAAAATGCGTATCAGCAACACACCATTCCGCAAATCTTAAGTTTTCCATAGCCTTCTGTGGGCCGTAATAATCCTTACCATCAATAACGACTACAGGCAATGGGTTATCCAGTATATCTAGTTTATTAAATACCCAGTCAATATTTCTCAAAAGGTCGTAAAGCTCCTCATCTGAAAGCTTTTTAATCACCTTGTAGTGTTCAATAGTTAATAACAGAAAAGCCCGCACCGTTTTATCATGAACATCCATCTCATCGGGTTTTTTCATGTAAATGCTGGCCAGCTCAGGATAAATATTTCCAGAAACTTCTGACCAGGATTCAGGAAGCATAATCTCTGTTGTAGATTTTTTCCGGTTTTCCTGCATTACGATAGTAATTCTCTTCATTATAGCTTTTTAAATATTCGGGATTTGTTTTTATAAAGGATAATTAACACCGATATAACGATGATCAATGCAACAGTTATAACGGCAATTGCCCAAAGGTTTACTTTTTTCTCAACCTTTACATCCAGGCGTTTCTGCTCTTTTTTTTCGTCCAGCTGCTGGTCTAACTTTTCCTTGGTATTTGATGTGACGTTTTTTTGGTTAGTAGTTTTTTTATTCGACTTAACAGGAATTTCTCTTCCTTTCAGATTAATGTGCGTTTTCAAAAGATTGCTTGTAGTATCCAGTTCCTGCCGAATATCAAAAAAGTCGTTACTCATCAGCGTGATGCCTTTTTTAAGAGCCCTAAGATCAAACCATGAATTTTGTTCAAAATTTTGAGGTAAAGTTTTAACAACAGTATCAACCGTTTCCTGCGTTGTGATTACGGAGTTATCTACCGTTGAGGAACTGATATCCTTTTTGGTACTGCTGGATGTTTCAGTTTTATTACTTTCCCTATGCTTGGATCTAAACACATCTTTGAAAATGTTACAGGAACATAAGCTAAAGATGAATGTCGAGAACAATAGATATTTTAGCGTTTTCATAGATCCCGCATTAAACTGTCCAATTTCATCAGTTGTCGGTCTCTTTCAATCAAACTATCTTCAATTAGATTTTTAATAACTGGCTTTGGAGCAATTTCCTTGTTTTGGGATCTGGTAGTCGCGCCCATAAATAGTACAATTACCATCGATAAAAAGAATAGATTTTTCATTATTTCCTATTTAAACGTTTATTGATATTTTCCAGAGAGTTAGATGCTTTTTCTACGAGCGTATTGATATTGACCGTACTGCTGTCCACACGCTCTTTGACTGCGTTAATTATTCCATTTTTCTCCAGCAGCTCCCTATAAATGATTACATTTTCACGTCGGCTTTCTTCATATTTAGCCTGCCAGTAATCGGCTTTTGCGTTGGCGCTTTCAACATCGCCCTTTCGGGTCAGTTCTTTATAGGAAATGTAAAAAACACACAAAAAGCCTACAGCAAAAAGAGGGTGCTTGACAAACTGCATAAAAGAAAATGGCATTTTAGGGATAGTCATAGTGATAAAAATTAAGCTTCATTTTTTGATAATTCACCAACCTCCGACAATAGGATCTTGCGAATATTAGCTGGAGGTACTTTATATGCTGGTCTGCGTACATCTATGCACCTGGCTTTATCTATCCAGGCAAATCCGACTGCGTTGGATTGATTCCCCCCGTAAACCAGAAATGCATTGGCATTTTCTCCGACATAAAAGCCTACATGTCCACCGCCTGGACGGACAAATACCAGGATATCCCATAATGATGCATCTTTAATTGCAACTTTAATTCCGTAGCCTTTCCACTTCCCGTCAGGATCATCAGCCCATTGTTTTGCGGCCAAGAGACGGGCTGCAGAGAATGGATAATTATTACGTTTCACAACGACCCCAACAAAAAGCCCACACCAGGGAATGTCATCATCAGTATACCATCCAGATACACTAACCTCTTTAGCCCATTGCATAATATTTACATTGCTACCTTTACCAACGTGCTCAAGCAGGCCATAATGCCTCAATGCTTCGAGCAGCATTTTAGGGCCAGTTTCTTTATTTAACCACTGAAATTTTTTAGGAAGTGTCATATTATTGATTTAACCGGTTATACGCCAAAAACACCATTTTCTATTTTGTTATTGATTTTATAGTAGATGCTCTCAACTGTTGGAGCTTCATAGTCAGGATAGTCATCAAGATTTTCAGAAAGGAAAGTACCGAGCCTACTGAGGTATTCGCTACCGTCGGTGATCAGTTGATCAGCCATTTTCTGCTGTTTGTTTAATGGAGCTGTTTGCCGAAGCTCATTATTCTCAGATCCTCCGCGCATTGATACCGTTACACCATTATCAGATATGTCCAATGCCCGTTCCCAAACCCCTTTACCAATAGTGATTAGTGCTACCCCTGGGCAGATATAATCATCCAGCAAAATCTTATTTGCCTCAGTAAGACTGTCCTGTTTTAGTTGAGTTTTGAGTATTTTAAATAGATTTTTTCCAGTGATATCCTGCACCATGAAGTCTTCAATCCGCTTCATGATATAGCGAACAGCCATAAAGGTTAATCGGGATTGTTGAATATTGTATAATTCAGAAAATTGGACGCTGGACTGAATAAAGTATTTGGAGAAATCTATGTAGGATGGACTCGAAGCCCATTCAGAAAATTCTGTTTTATTTTCCTCCAGATAGGCGAGTATATCTTCAAGCGCATCATAACCTGCACTTTTATAGGATTCCTTTGCATTTACCTCCTGATATTGGAAAGCTGTTTTTAAAGATTCAGTTTCCAGACGTCCCACACCAGATTCCGAGACGGAAATACTTAATCTGGAAAGCAGCAAGCTGGTTGCAATATTACTTACTGCAGACTGGCTCAAGGTAGCTAGTGGTATTAACACCTCGGGCATATCTTCAACCTTGTTGTCGGCAACTGAATAAGCATCACAAAGTCGAGTATACAAAGCATCGCTAAGATGCTTTTTGATAAATCGCCTTTCAACAGTTGTAATTGAAGGCTTGATCGTTTCAAACTTCAAGCTCCTGGCAACTTCAACATATTGCTTTACTTCATTAATTGTAGTTATAATTGTCATTAGCTTAAAGTTTTAGAAGTTCCTTTTCCCTGATCAAGCGTTGTTAATACCTGGTCAATTGTTCTTAGTTCCACAGCTGAATCATATCCATTGTACTCCCTTACGAAGGGCCACCATGAATAAATAGTATCACGTTCACCCTGGGCGCTGGCAATCATCGTTAACCAGGATTCCCTGATATCAGATCCGCCGCTTTTAAGTTCACCTCCTGGGTTACCTAATCCGAATATTGCTGGGTTAATACCAATAGCAAACATGATCTCCGCACTTGCTGCTGTCGATACTGAATTCCATGCATCGTATTTCATTTTATCTTCCAATGCAAGAATTTCCCAGCCAGCAACTTCTTTACCTGTCTGTGGATCCGTAGCATAATGACTAATAAAGCTCTTCATGGGATTGTCTACACCCGTAAGAAAATCGTTTATCTCCTGTAGCTTTTCATTAACTACTTTGGTTCGGGCTTCGGGTTTCATTCTTTCCCAGTCCGGATACAATCCTTTCCAGTAAGACAAAGGGATCCGAATGTGATATTTTATGGTCATTGAGTTTTTAATGACCGATTTGATGATCTTAGGTATACTATTGGAGTTTTCTAACCAACCGTTTTCGCGAACGGTATTCCAGATGGCAATGGTGTAGTAATCATTTATAATGTCATAACTACGAACCGGAAATATATAGCGCATTTCCTTTTCATAACGCACCCGATCCAGCTCCAGGAAGTAATGGAAACTATCAAGACATTTAAAAGTGTCTAGTTGGTCATCTGAAGGGCTCGGCCAATTGGCTGATCTGAATACCTCATCAATCCTTTTTTTTACTTTATCGAAGGGAGCATACCTAAATTTCATTGCCTTGTCATGGTCAACCATAGCAATTTTAGACCTGTCTTCGTTTAAATGAAGAATCGGGAATGCCTGGCCTAAAAACACAAAATCATGAATAAGTCTGTTCCGGAGCTGATCAATGTTACTTCTTTTAAGAAAATCCAGGATATCTGGGTCATTTACAAACTCTACAATTTCTTTTCCTCCAGTAGGATCAAAGCCTAGCACTTTACATGGAATTATCTTTTTTCCGTAAAGCATATCCACTTTTAATTTTAGTCCTCTGGAAGCAATTCCATTTTGCTTGATATCCTTATAAACCTGAATAGGAAAATCATTTGATGCACCCCATGGAACCCATCTACTTGCACCCTGTTCCTCATCTTTGTTTGGTGCAATAGAATCTGCTTTTACAGCATTGCTGCCTGTTTTTTCTTTAGCTGCAGAAAATATAGCAACCCCACCTTCAATGTAACCAAGTGAAGGATATCCGTTCGTATCAAATTGTACTGTTGTAGACATATCTGTTTTACCAATAAACTATCAATCCATTAAACTCAAATACCAGACGCAAATGAAAAGCTGTTTTCCTGCGACTGCTTATATTCACCACGCCCCGCATTTCGTGATCTGCGCAATGGTATGGCAGTCCGCACTTTTGCGCATTTTCTACTCTGACCAATTCGCCACCGGTTTGCCTTTTCTCATCCAGCTTCATGTAGACCATATTAAAAGTCTTTTTAGATTCCATGTATGTACAGGCGTCTAGCTCTTTTATCATATCTGAATAATGGATCGTGCTCATCGTTATCACGAAAATGCGCTTATGAATGGAGGGAAAAAACGACAATCAATGCACTGTATAAAGGGCTGATTTTCGTATCTTTATCTGCATAAACTATACGCTATGAGCATACTGAAAAACCTAAAAAAGAAAAAAGGAACACTGGATGTAAGGAAAGCAAGCCAGGTAATTGCCAACATTAACAAAGCCATTGAAATGGGACTATTAAAAGTTGATCTTTCATCCAGAAAGTTCTCCCTCCAGAGAGAGTTGTTCAGTGGAAGAGATATTGTTTTTAAATCCAATTGGTGTCGGGCAGTTGCATTGTATTGGGATGCCACAACCGGTCAGGATAGTAAAAGCGATGTGTTCACTGTTTTAGATATAGAATCAGGTGAAGAAATTGGGCACTTCGGCTACCTTATTGGTTTCAATAGTGGGGATCCTGCTAATTTACCAGGTATTAGAAAGGCTGTAGAGGATGCGATTGTAAAGGGTGCTTTTATACCAACAAATTAAATAGTATGCATAAGTACAATAAGGAACAGGTTTATTTTCGAATGAGGATGCTTGATAAAGCATTTAGGGATATTCCAATACATAATCCTGAATGGGAAGCTCTTCGCATTAGGCTCTCAAACCTTAATCAGATTTATCATAAACTTAAAGAGTTGGAAGAAAAAGATAGATTTAGAGGGTATAGAAATGCAATAGATCCTGATCCATATTTTAAAATGACAAATTTTGAAATCGATTTTAACCGATCTGAAATTAAAGCATTAATTACTCGATTAGAAGATAAACCAAACGTGATAATGGGGAAAAATTACCAGGAAATGATCATTGACACTTGTTGTAGTTTTTTAGGGAAAAAGTAGTTCTTTCTTTGCATAAATCTGATAGGTGAACAAAGCAGTAAACCCATTAGATTTATGAACAAGAACAAATTAAAAACACCAATTTCCTATTATGGCGGGAAACAAAAATTAGCCGAAAAGATCATTTCTTTAATTCCTGATCACAATCTATACTGCGAACCATTTTTAGGCGGGGCTGCAGTATTTTTCTTAAAACCACCTTCTGAGATCGAAGTATTGAACGATACTAACCAGGAGCTGATGAACTTTTACAGGATCGTCAGGAATAAATTTCCAGCACTTGAGAACATGGTAAGTGTCACGTTGCATAGCAGGGATATCTACCAGAACGCATCAGTAATTTATAATTTTCCGCATTTATTTGATGAAATATATCGAGCCTGGGCCGTTTGGGTTTTAAGCTCACAAAGCTTCAGTGCGCAATTGGATTCAAGCTGGGGCTACGATAAGACAAAAAACACCACCACAAAGAAGATCATTAATAAACGTGATTCTTTTACAGCTGAATTGGCAATTAGATTGCAAAATGCTCAGATTGAATGTGCAGATGCACTTTACATAATTGGCAGCAGAGATACAGAGAAAAGCTTTTTTTATTGTGATCCACCTTATTTTAATTCAGACTGTGGCCATTACAATGGATACACAGCGCATGATTTTGAAAACCTGTTGATATTGCTTTCCAAAATCAAAGGAAAGTTCATCCTTTCTTCCTATCCTTCGCTATTACTTCAGAAGTATGCAAAAATGCATGGATGGCGCATGTGGTCTGTTGAGCAAGGTGTATCGGTTAATAGTAAAAGTGGGTATATAAAAAGAAAAATAGAGGTGCTAACTGCAAATTTTCCTATCCATTAAATTGAAATAAGCCCGGACGGATGGAGTTTTGCGAACATACATCACAGTAAGACCGCCTAAAAAGCGGTCTATGTCCGGGCTGTCTCATCTATGATGGGTAAACAAAGCCTGGAGGCATTACTGTAAGTATGTTCGCGAAGCAAATATAAAGTTTAAATAATATTTCAAGCCTGTAGAACCCTTAAATTCATGATTTATTATTAAGTATTCCATTATCAGGTAGTTAGATGTAATGTTTCAAAAAAAAACACAAAAAACACATTAACTGGCTTATTTTCAGTTTTTTGACTTAAAAAAATACTGTAAAAAGTTTCAATTTCTGTTTCAAGACCCAGCCGTGCCCTGTCTAAAATCGGCAATTGCAAGTATTCTATACCCGAAATATGAATGGGAGTATTTTTTTTGCGACGATTTTTTTAGGGCAATATAATTTCCGCCTCCATGTGTCAAGGGAGGGAGTAGTGGAGCATGGCTCTATAAAAGTCGGTGACTATCTATCTACATCATCTGAGTTGGCAGCCAAATACCTGTCTCTTTAAGTAGATGCGCATACTTAAAGTAAGCAAGCATATCACACGCATCAGAAAAATGGGTGGTGTATCGTTGGTCTAAACTTTGGTTCTTTTCATCCGTCTTAATTTTCTCTGGGCCTAATGCACCTTCTTTAGCGCCGGCACCTGTGATAGATTCAATTAGATACTTGCAGTTGTGTCTGTTCCAGGAGAAGTGTGGAAGCAATGGGTGATCATTACGCATAGCAATAGTCCAGAAATTATACTTATCTACATGTTCAGCGGCTTTACCGTAGTAATGGGTGATAACTTCCCATCCGTTATCTATTAGTGTATCAATTACAATCTCTGAGAAGTTCTTTGGTGCACGTCCATCTTTACCCATAGCCGTAGAGTCGTACCAATAGTGTACTGTTTTATCCTGGTGAAAACGATAATAGGTGCACCACTCATCAACCAGGTCTTTGGTAAGCTTCGGGTTGTCCGGATCCTTCATATCAACCGACATCGCTGATAAGAACCTGCACATGTTAAGTGTATCTTGTCCAGTAACAATACAATTAAACTTTCCATAGTCCAGCGCGATATCCAATGGTGCATTCGGATACCAATCAGAATCCTGTCTGCAGTCCATCTTTGTGAAGTTCTCTCTATCATAACCATCACCGTTATCCAATAGGCCTGATAAGTAGTCGTTATTGAATGCAGTATAAGTGTGCTTACCTTCTGAGAATAATGGGTAAAAGCCTCCTTGAATAGCTTTTAAGTCTTTATTCTCTATTTCTATAAGATAATCCTGCTTTGAAAGTAAGGTCTTCTGATTTTTGAACCATTCAGCAGGTAGGTTTTCTTTGTTTACGTGAGAACTTGCGCTAAGGAAAAACACCTCATCTGGTGTTTTCTTAGAAGCCTCTTCATATTGATAGATAAATCTACCTTGTAATGTTCTTGGAGCTGATGTACAATAGGTCTGGCTTAAGTAACGCCTACATTTACCAAATCTTTTCGGGTCTTGGCGCAAGGTTGCAATTGCTTCTGCTTGGAATTTTGTAGGATTGAGAAGGGCAAACTCATCTGCTATTCCAGATGCAGTATTTACGCCCCGACTTGTAGTGTCCTGTGAAAATAACAGGTAAACGGTGCCATTGTAAAAAGAAATGGCTCTATTGTAGTCTTGTGGTGGTTGATACGCTTCTTTCCAGCCCCACTTTTTTGGAGGTCTCCCTCCAATGAAGTAATGCAGCTTATGAATGTAGCCGAGCGAGGCCATAGAATCTATAAACGAACCAAGTGTAAGCGTCAGCATCTGCTGAAACGTAAGTCCTTGCATAAAGTTAGTAGAGCGTGGCATATCGTGCACAACATCTTCCACTTCATCAGCTAATACGGTTGTTTTACCGGCACCTCTACCAGCCTTAATTACCTTAATTGGTTGCCTGGCTAATCTAACCAGCAGTTGCATTAAGTTCCGTCTAATTTGTGATATCGGCCTTTCAATCATTGGTTTCGATGTAGTCTGTGTCCTCCGCCAATGAACTTCTGGCATTTCCCATTAATACGTCAAGATTTACGGATCCTTTTGACGTAATCATTTTTAGTAGGCTAAGTACCTCTGGATCCAAAAGAATCTGGATGATATGGGGCTCAAGCATATCAAAGTTAAATTCGAGCTCGTCAGCACCATTAAGAGCCGCAATTTTCTCAGCCCCCATGATCATGGTTTTCGGATCTTTTTGCTCTTTAGCCATTGCTATGGCATCGCGCATTACTTCCGTAGCATAATGCTGGATTCCTTCCCTTTTAATTTTGGAAGAATAGCCAAACACATCCATAGCATCATAAATGTATCTTCGGGCTGTAGATCTGCTAATCTTTTCACCTCTTTTTTCCGATAGACGAATTAAAATATTGATAGCATCAGGAACGGAATTATAATTTCTCATTACTGTGTATGCATCAGTATAATAATCCAACAGCTTTTTTTGCTTGTAGGATAGATTTTCTATATCTGAATCAGGATCTCTTAGGTAAGCAATTATCGCTTCCTGGTTATTGTCTTTTTCAAGTAGTTTCATTTCATGCCCTCCAAACGCTTTTTAACCAATTCCAATTGAACTTCACGTTCCTGGATCCGGAGTAACACCTGATTTTTCTTTGGGCCATCTGTTAGACTAGACAGATACTTCTTATCCTTACTTATTGAAGATGGGATATTCTTAAATTGCATTATCAGCTCCCAAATGCTCATTTCCTCTATTGATATTTCGCCTTTTTGCTTAATCTCTTCCCGCAATTTTCCCTGTTCATGATAATCCTTTATCGCTTTCCAGTTTTCGTTAAGCTCATTTCTTTCACTAAGTATCTGGGATCCTAGCGCCTTGCGATCCTGATCACTATTTGCTATACGTGCTTGATCAAATAATAGCTGGGAATGCCTATGCAGTTTAGAATTGTTGGTGTAGAGATCCTTTATTTGATCAGGCAGTTTGTTCCACACCTCATCGGTTACACCATATCTTTTAGCCGGTACCGGCAGATCCTTCAACTCTGGGATTTTAAAGGATGATTGGTTGGTTAATTCTTCTATGGTTAAATTCAGCTTTTCCAGTTCATCCAGTAGTCTGTCCTGGTGATACTGTGAATTGCCATTTTTGAATAATGCTTTTAGAAGGTTACTTGAACCATAATGATCATATAGCAAAACCCCATAAGTATAATCTCTTCTGGGGTCTTTCAACCATGTAGATATTTTTGCAATTGCCATAAAACGAAAATGCGATTATGCAATTGCCATTAAAACGACATTCAGCGTTGCTCCAAATACCAGAAAACGGCATCTCCGGATCCGTTGATTGTTTCAATTTCCATATATACTAAAACGTCACATACATCTCCTGGACTATACGACTCTGAGGGGTAGAAGGATTGTAGTTTGGTATACAAATCCATTGTTGTATAGAACAATTTGCCAGCATCATCATTGATAGGCTTCTTAAAAAGGTGCTCTACTATATTTACAAGCTTTATCTGCTCTGTGGTTAGTGTGATGTCCATTTTTATCAGTATAAAAAAACCACCTACCGCTGGGGTAGATGGCTAAACTAAACTATTATGAAAAACTATTTTTCTTCTGTAACCGGTGACCTTTTCTTCTTTTCTACAAGAAATGGAAAGCCAGCAGCAAATAAACTATTTGCTTTTTCCAGTGTAATGGATGTCAAGTTAATTTCACCAAAGCCTGGAAAGTGATAGTTACCAGCCTCGATATTTTTCAGGCTAAACTTTTCTGCTACTTCTTTTGGTAGGTTTAATGAACGTTTTTCCATAAAAAATTAATTAAACGACAGGCTCTAAAGGAACCGGTGCGAGGTAAATAGGAGCAGGTGTACCTGCTGAAGCTTTTATGGTGATCACCGTTGCACGACCATCAGCAACGGCTTTACCTGAAGTCCCTTCAGATGTATCCAGTTGGGCCGGGAAGTTTGGATGACCGATAACCCTTAACTTATTATTTTGCTCTGGAACAATAACTGCCAATCTGCGATTTGCAGCTGCAGCAATAAAGCCTATCATTTCAGCCTCATTACCTGGGAAAGAAATTTCAACAGAATTTTCAAAGGACTTACTGTCCCTTACACCTACCATCGAAAATTTTACCTCACCCATTTCCAAGGTACAATAAAGCTTATGGAAAAATTTGCCGGTTTTCATTACAAATGGATCGGCAATTGGGACAGATCCAAGCGCATCAAAGGTTAAAGCCGTTTCTGTGTCTGGGGATAGTGCCGCTGGATAATCTTCAATATCCTCTTCAAATGCATAATAAATAAACCCTGCAATACCACCTGGGTTTAATCGGCCTTGCGGATATAAGATGTTTTTTGCATTAAGAGCAAACATCAATGATCCTTGGGCATTCTTCACCGGGATAAAACTACCTGATAATACAATTGCTGCAACAGGTAAAAATAACGCTGGCTCATGGTAGGCAGATGCAGCGACCGCTCCGACATAACAACTTAGCATTATGGAGACCAGAACAAATAATATAATTCGAGTATTTTTCATTTTATTGGTTTTTAAATATTAAATATTAAACGCTCTTTTCTTGTACCGGCACTAAAAAACCAACGCCAAGATCAACCAACTCCTTTAAGAGTTTCTGATCCTTTCTCAATTCTTCAAGAGTAATTGTTCCACGATCTTGTACATTAAAGGTCTTTCCGATTACCTGATATTTTTTGTTTGAAACTGAAACACTAACAATTGAATTATCGGCATCAGATTTAGCTGAGGTAAGTTCTTGGCTTAATCTGCCAATCTCATTGGTTGACTCCAGAACAAATGCATCATGATTTGATTTTAATGCATTATAAGTTGTTGTCAATTCTTTAAGATCCCCCAGGGCTTTGTCTTTATCTGCAACTACGGATGTATGCTGTCCTGATAATGTTTCGTGCTTGGTCGTTAATGCCTCCAAAGCTTTTACTGCTGCATTTTTTTCGGTAGTAATCGTTTTGTTGTCGGTTCGCAATTGCGAAACCGTTTCTTTTAAACTTTCTATTGTGTCCATTTTTATGGATTAAAAGTCCCGAGCAAAGCCCGGGACATTAATATTCTGTTAATTAAACGAGATCCTGATCGTTGGTGAAAACGATTTGAGGAATATTGAATCCAACGCCAATCCACCAGTCGGTATAAAGACTGAGAATCCTTTTAACGGACTCAATTTTGAACTGTTTTTGATTCTGAGTTTTTTTACGCAGATAAACGCTGTTCCATTTTGGTGTACAAAATATCTTATTAGAACTGTTCATAGAAGGTAAGCCAACAATTGAAATGTTTGTTTCTTCAATTAAGTTGTTTGTACCTTTAAAATCAGTGTCCTTACCATATTTAGCACGTTTGCCTCTTAAAGCTTTTCTTTCAATGGTTTCAGAAACCCCTAACTGCATTGCTATTTTCCAATAGCGTTTTCCAATACGATCTGCAAAAAGCTCCAGGTAATTGTAAACATCTAAATCCGATGTTGTAGGGATTGCTCCCATAACGATTGGAGTAATACCACCACCGGTAATGTGTCCATTGATTAATGTTTTGATTCCATCCATACCTGTACCAGCAGCACCAGCTGTTCCTGCTGTAGGAGCCAAGAATTTACCGTTAAAGATTTCATTCAACTCAATATCCTCCTGAATCTGAGGAATTAAATGCTCTTCAATGTACCAACGGATGAAAGGCCATTCTGCTGGATCTACTTCTGGCCCCGTTAAAAATCCTAACCAAGACGCTTCCAATTTTGACGGATCTTCATCAAGGTCAACTTTTTGTTGAAACATACGAATTTCTACCGGCTTCATATCCAGTGGATTTAATGGTGTCCATCCGATTTGGAAAGGTTGTACCACTCGACTGAACTGGCTTTCAGCACCTTTGTAAATTGTATCGTCTGTAACGATTGGGGTAAACAGCGTTTCTGTTTTCGCTGCAACATTTAGCTGTTTTACCAGCCTAGCTTTGTTTTCGGGGCGTTTTTCGTAGTATTCCCCAAATTCGGCTATTACTTCTGAGATATCCATAATTAAAAAATTTGTTTATTTAGTGAATAAGGGGTTCTCTGCTATCCCTTTGTTATGAGCGAATGAGGCAATCTTTTCATTAGACTCCTCAACCGGCGTTTTTTCGGTAACAACTTCTTTCGACTCGATAACCGGTGCAACAGCAGCTGGCCCTTGTGCTAATTTGGCTTTCAAACCTAAATTTTCAGTCTCAAGGTTAGTTACCTTAGTATTAGCAGCATTCAATGACGTAGTTAGCGTTACTTTTTCTGCAGCTAAAGAATCGCGCTCTGTTGTTACATTTGCAGCTTCGGTGATCATTGAATCAGGTACTATCGTAGCACCGGTAATACCAACTTCACTTAACTCCGCATTTGCAGAATCAAGCTCTTCCTGGCTAAGATCAGTTTTGCCTGCCAGGGCTGTGATTTTTTCAAACTTCATATTTGTCTTATTTTTATTTAGCGATTTGGTTTCTGATAGTGCAATCACTTCCTGAACTGCATCATTCATGTTTCCTAGCTTGCTGATCAGACCGAGTGTAACCGCCTCGGTGCCGAGATAAGTTTCACCGGCCCAGATACCAGGTGTTTTAGAGCTGATCAAATGCCCCATCAGGGATTTCATTTCAGTAATGAAATCGTTGTTCATAGGATCTAGTACCCGTTCCCGGAGTAAATCATACTTACCTTCCAAGGCCTTATTGTAGGTGTTATTCTTAAGGTTGGATAGGGTAGCATAGATCTCATGGAATTCCATTCCCCATTTTTCCAGCATAGGCTGGATATTGGACATAGATGACATAGTACCTATGCTTCCCACAATTCCCTGCGGATGATACATGATACGTGTATCGCCATAAGCAGCGATACGCATTGCCGCACTACATAGGTATTCCTTGGAGTAAATTACCAGCGGCTTAGTCTTTTTACTCAGAACATCGGTAAACGGCTTAATAGCATAAACGGCTCCACCACCACTATTTAAAGCGAGAATTGTTCCTACAATGTTTGGATTCGAATCCAATTCCCAAAAGTCTGCGGCTGCCTGCTCTGTTCCCATGATCCCATACCAAGGATCAGAGTTTTTAACGATCGGCCCATCAATGGTTATAACGCCAATAGATCCTGGCTGGATCTCAGTCTCATTTCGGGAATGATCGGACATCTTAATGGAATACTTAGATTCCATTTTAATAGCAGACTCAGGTCTGGTACCAGACTTAAATGCTGCGTAATAAGATAATACCAGGGCTTGAACGTACCTATTTTCAATACTCCAGGGCTGGTTAAATATCTCCGATAAAAGTGCTTGATTTATCATAAGCACGAATATGCACCAGCGTTAGAGCCTAAAAAACGACACTTACCCCAATTTGTATACAGGAGCGCGACTTATACTATCAGCAGCAAAGGAATATTTGTAACCTCTGGCTTCCCCTGGCTTAGATCCTGAATCAAAACTGGAAATAAATACCAATGGTGATCCCATACCTACAAGCCGGAGCTGGTTTTGGTTATCTCGTAGGATTACAATATGTACAGCGGTCTCCATTTCTTCCATCAGGTTTATAATTTCAGCACTGTCTCCTGGAATAAAGCCCTGGATTACCCATTGATAATAAGTTCCATTATCATTTTCTTTTGCGTTTTCCGAAAATTCAAGCTTTTCAAGTGTGCTGTAGCCCTTCAATTCAGATAAACCTGGTAATAGTAAAACAGGAGTACTGATTACTTTGCCTTTAACAGCCGGTAATTTTGAAATGAAATGGTAAGGAATGAAATTAAAGGAAGCAATACCTCCCATATTCATTAATGGATTTTTTGGGAAACTGTTCATGCCTCAAAAGACGTATAAGTCCAGAACAAATTAAACGACAATCGATGCTGGAAAAACTATGCAAGGAATCAGACAAAAATTACAGTGATTTTTTATCGCTGATAATCAGGCTATTAACCTGCTCCTGTATCTTTGGTAGTTCTTTTCCATCGTTTTGATCGGCATATCATCCTCAGTGAAGTCAAATTTCTCTCTGAACCGGAGGAAAGAGGGGTAAATTTTTTGGCCCAGATCCATTGTTTGGATATCCATATAGTAATGGAATTCCTCATCCAGCATCTTAGCTACAAGGTTATTGAAGTCAGCTTGTTTCTGTGGATGGATGTACCATCCTTTCCTTTGCCACATATCTTCGGATATGACCACATTTAAAATTTCGGGAAATTTGTCGGTATCAACACCAATAAGGCAGGCTTTAACCTTCCATCTTACACGAACCAAACAGTTATAAAGGAAAATACCGTAAATATTCGTCCTGGATAGGATCATTGGATTTGTCTTAACTTTCGTAGACAGGTACTTTTTGATTACGGGTTTTACAGCAATTTTAATTTCAATAGTCATCCAGCGCTCATTAATTTAGTTAGTGGCGCAGTTTATTATTAATAAGGCTATTGGGCTGTTGTAAAAATAGAAAAAATTATCGGGATCCATAATTGTAAAAGGCTCCAAATTCTTGAAGCCTTTTATGTTTACAATTTTGTCCAGGTATCTGGTTTTAAATCCTTGTGTTGGTCAATCCATTTTGACATGAACGATACCACTCCTTTATGCCACGCTATTTGGTCGGATGTTTCGTTATTCTCTCCAGAGTATTTACCGGATTCAGCTAATTTCATGTACTCTTTAATTTCTCCAGTCCAATTTACCAACGGAAGGTAAAGCCATCTTGGAGTGAGTTGAAAAGCTAATTTATCGGCCACACATAATTTAGAATATTGAGCTCCGTTTTTCTTTGCCAGGAATCTTGAGTGATATAATGTAAACTCAAACCACTTTTTGCCAAACAGAGCACCCATAATTAAAGCCCCTCTATATGGATGTTGTTCGCCTTCCTCGCCATCCATGTTTGGTTTTCCAATATATCCAATATCATGAACAAAAAAAGCAACCCATAGGCGGGGATCGAATGGAAACCCATACAGCCTATACCATGCAATAGCAACAAACCACGGGTGAATGAAGAAACAGTGAGCACCGAACAATACCGATCGAGTGCCCACATTCTTAAATATCCTTCTCATTAGAATAATGTATTTTGAGTTGATGATGGATTTTCAATTGGAGTAGTCATTGACTTAACAAGATCATCAAAATCTTTTTCTAGTTTTTTCGAGGCTTTTAAAGAAATGGATGATCTGGTCCTAAAATATTCTGTTTGCGCCAGGCGCATTCGTTTGCCCAGATCGGAAAATCTTTCTAAAGCAGTTTGCTCTTTTATCAGCAAAGCTGGATCTGGCTTAATTTCCATTGGTGCAGCATCAAAACTGTAATTCCAATCCTTCAGTTTCAGATTAGCTAATTTACAGGCTTCTGAAATAAAATTTCCAAATATGCCATTGGTTACATTAGCATCTAACATTGAACTATAAAGCCCAGTGATCTGAGCGATGCTTTCTTTGTCATAAACACCGATAATGGTTAAAATTTCAACAACATCAGTATGTTCAAGTATTATTTTTTCTGTCATAATTACTTTTCTAAAATTAATATATACGATTTGGTTCTACAGATCTGGCAGATTAACCAAAACCTTAAATCGTACACCTCCCCACATTCTGGACAGGTGTACCATCGTTCATGATTGTAAATGACTAGCATTTGTTTTTGCCTAATTATAATTTTTCTACAGTGAATTGCGTATGTCCAAGAATTTGTTCTTGTCCCTTTCGTGTTATAATGAAATCGCGAAATCCGGATAGTTCTATTAAACCTTTTGAAAGCAGTTTTTTAAATGCATGCTTATTTATGGTATGATGACCGTGTCTTGTCCGAGACAATGAATGCGTTTCTCCATATACAGGATAGAAGTAATATTCCTCCTCTAATTGTTCACCCTCTCCGATAATCTGAAATATAGTTTTTCCGTCGAAGCAGTTTCTTAGAACCTTATATTGGTAATTTGATAGCTTGCAATGCAGCGCAGGATTCCGCCAGGGAATAATAAATATATTACACTTGTATTCGTTCATTAATTCGCTTTCGGGTTCCAAAAGTTCATGCGTTTTTGGATCAACTCGGGCCAAAAGAGTTACTTTATCTGAATCCCATCTGTATTGTTTGGCTTTATAGAAGTCGCCTACTTTAGGAACTCCAGTATGTGATTTTAAAATTTCTACTATCATTGCTGTTTGATTTAATTTTTAAGCTACTGCCATTCTTTTTTTATACTCCATTAGATTCCCAATTGTTGGCTCAAATAACTTCTTAGCCCACTTTGGTGGTACCGCATTTCCGATCATCTCAATTGCTTTTTTCCCTGATAGCTTGAGATCTTTATGACTGAAATAGTCTCGTGGAAAAGTACTGCACCCTGCAAGCTCCTCCCGATTCAGAAATCTTGCTTTGATATCGAAGTTATCCAGTATTGTTATTAGCTGATGGTGTGGCTCTGTAAGTATAGGCGATAATGGCCCGTCAAGACTTTCATTGTTAGCTCCTGGATTCCCGTTTGAATTGAAGTATTTGACAATGAACTGCATTTTTTCCACTCTGATCAACTGGTGGATGTCGCGACATGGTATCGTATAAATTGCTTCATCTAAGCTATTCGACTGTTCCATGCTGTTGCCATAATTCTGAACGATAAAACTTGTGTCTGTTTCGACTGTTGTTAGTTGCTTGTTTTGTCTACTCGTTTGTACCCCTAAAGGTTCGTTCGTATCCTGGAATTTATCGGAGTGACAGTGATCCATTATAAATTGGAGTTTTTCGCAGGTGATTTGAAAATTAATGCTTTCTAACGAGATCAATTGTTTAGTTTGCCAAGTCAGTTGAGTCCTAAGTGGATCGTTCAAATTTTGGTAGTGATCAACCTGACAGTGATCCTGTATAAATTGTCCCTGTTCCACTGTAACCAATTGGTGCCGGTTACTTCCATCAATCACACGGATAGGCTCATCAAGGCTATACGATCGTTCTGGATTTATGCCCGCATGGTACTTACAAAGAAATTGATATAAATTTGGATCTTGCTTTTTGATTCCCCCCGCGATCCGTTTTAAACTATTTTTACACAAAGGTTTTCGTAAATGCTTAGGCAATGACGTATTAAATTTTCTTCCAAAAATACTATTACCATGATTATCTACCTCGATATGCTCACGGCAAGCCTGCCATTTCTCCAGCCCATCTGATCCGCATTTTGAATGTGATTGTTCAGGAAAAGAAATTTCAATACCTGGTCTTGTGAAAAAACAAAAGAATCTAACACGTCTGGTAGGCATGCCATCATCAGCGGCATTCCGAATAGTTTCTTTGTATACATAACCCAAGTCTATAATTGCTTGTTTCCAACGTTCAAACTCTTCTCCTTTACGATTTGGATCAGGGTTCCCGTCTTTATCGAGAGGAGCCCACTTTTTATATTCAGGAACGTTTTCAATACTGATAGCCAGTGGTAGTAGAAATTTCAGATATCTAAAAAGCTCCCATCCCATGGTGTAAGATCCAATATCTTTAGCTCCACCTCCTTTTGCATTGCAATGTTGATCACATTCTACTGAGGCATGCACATGATCAACATATTCCATTTCATGCTCATCTTGAACATAAAGATCAGCCCAGTAAACCTTAACCCCCTTATGATGATATGCGTTAGTTCTAAGTGCTACCGGATCATGGTTAAGAAGCCATACCGGTTTAACTCCTGGAATGCCTGCCATGCCGGAGGTTACACCACCACCACCTGCAAAAAACTCACCAGTGCTTACTTCATCCGTTTCAACGATAGCCTCTTTAAAGTCCATTGAAAATTGATTTGTATTTATTCTCATTGTTTTCAGTTAAAAAATTGACGTCTGTTTTTTTTGTGCATCAGAAGGAATATAGGGTAGTTTATCGTATACATTAAAGATTGTTCCCCCCCCCGAAAACCCTCTATGTAGTTCAATTATCACAGTTTGTATCCTGGCGTATTGAAAAGTTTTTCTGGGAAGTGCAGTAATAGATTTTATACCGAATGATTTTAAGTATCGTAAACGTACATCTGAATCCGAAATAGTAAACCAAGGCATTAGCGCAATTATAATATCGCTCTTTTGCATACATTGAGTCAGAAAATAATGTCCGGCCTTCATTCCTCTTAAATCAATATTTTTAGGTGCATTTGTTAGTATAGCAGATCCAGAGCTAAATGGAGGGTTCATTACTACGGCATCAAATTTTATTGATTTGTCCATCAGAAAGAAATCATCAGGCGCAGTTACATCATAATTCCCCAGTGCAGCGACCAAGTTGCCATTGCCTTTAGTAGGCTCCAATACAGTTTTAACATGGTTTGGTAAAAGAGAAACCATATATCTGCACACATCTTCTGGTGTTTGAAAATCGTTGATCAGTTCAGCTGCAGTCTTTTTTTTCAAAGCTTTTTGCTTGCTAAAGCCAAACTCTAAAGGTGATTCGTAATTCATACGATAGCTTCCTCCTTAATTTTATGGTACCCTTCAATACTTAATACATCGAATGCTGTCACCCAGATAAAAGGGTTCATATTCCAGAACTCCTCACCGTGTATTTTTACAAAAAGAGATTTAAAAGATTCAATTGGACTGTCTGTAGCTGTTCCTTTATCCAGGTAATTGATGTATACCGGCTTATCTTCACCCCATACAACTGATGGATCCAGTATCTCAATTCCCTCTGCAATTGCATCTCTATTTGTGATGTTATGCAGTCGTTCACATCTTGTTTCTCTAACTCTTAGCCAAATCCTTGACATTTCTTTGAACATGTGTATACTTGGACGGATATTGAACTCGTATCCATTAGGAATTACACCGCTTTCTTCAACAGGAAAATATCTTTTGACTACTTCCTTCCAGAGCATGTTAAAATATTTCTCATCCTGAACCGGTTTCAGATACCCGCACATTGTAACATCGTCAGCTGAATATTTGATCCTGTATTCGGAATCGTCCAAGTTTGTATAGCCCATTGGTTGCCAATTTTCTCTTACCCATAGCAGGTCACCAACTTGATAATTTGGAGCTACAATTCTCCTTGTCATTGTTTTACGTCCTGCGAGTAAAGCCCGAACCATGTCCGGACTAAATATTAATGGTCTTTCAATCATACCGCTAACCTCCTTAATGGGAAATGTTCCCTTATTATCCGCAAGTTCATGTCCCTATTTTGATAAGATTTAGAGAGTTCCATAATCCGCTTTTCGATTGCTGATTTTATTCTGCAAGCCTGGGTATAAGCTCCTCCCGGAGTGGGATAATTTCTAAACTCGGTAGACATGGACACATATACATTGCCTAGCATTGGACGGTAAGTGATATTTTTACTATCATTACCGAAGCATCCAATTGCTGGTAACTTTTTGCTAATGAATTGGAGCTTTTTTAATGGGTGATCAATCGACGTCAGCACATCATACTGGTGTCGGCTCTGTGTATCGCTTGGCATATAGTAGAATTCCGATACTGCTGATCTTTTAATTTTTTTATTCATTTTTGTTACTTAGATAAATTATACAATTGCAATTGCCCTGGCCTCGAACACCAGGGCTTTTGCTTTAACTTTTAAGCTTCCTCTCTGAAATAAACCTTGTAATAGTTCATGGCCTTGTCGTCATCAAAGCCTTTTTCGATTAATTCTTTTGATCCACTGATATTGATCTGGAAATTTTTATCCAGTTTCAATGTTGCTTTGTATGATTTGGTCTGCTTTTTTACAGCGGCACCTGAAATGTCAAAATAGTCCGGCACTGGGCACTCAAAATCCTCCTCATAGCTCTTTTTGAAACTTTTAAAAAGGTCTATACCGTCTTCATTGCCAATGACATCATTAGTGAACTCTCCGAGATCGAAGCTTTCTTTTTCTTTAAAATATTTAATGGATTTGTTTAGGAGATCAATTTTACTGGCTTTTGAAATTTCAAAATTTTCATCCAGTCGGTCGGTCACAAAGTGTTTAAATACTCCTAAAATTGTATTGGTCTGGTTATACTCGTTATTTATTACCCTTACTTTCAGAAATTCATCTTTCCAGTAAATTGCATCATTTGCCGATTTTTGATCAAGAACGGCAACCTTGAAACCTGTAGAAACATCTGTGTTAAATATCAAGCATCCTTTTTGTAAATTATTGATGTCAATTCCTTCCTGCTCGTAATCGATGCCGAATCCATCCTGATTTGGCCAGAGTTTTAGGTAGGTTTCTTTTGTTTCTGTTTTGAAAATACCAATTGCTTCGTGAAGTTCCCCTTCGATCTGTATGTTTTCAAAATGAGCTATGAATAATTCACCCGATCTAATCTTTGGATGACTGGAAACCTCATAAAGATATTTTGCTAAATCTTGCGTAGAAGCGTGGAACATTTCTTCAGAACTGTAATCAAGATGGTTTAAATCAAAAATATCTGTTGCATAAGAACAAACTTCATTTAAGCTTAAATCATTATTAGGGTGATAAAATTGATGTGTTTGTTCAACCTTCTCAAAGGGCTTTAAGAAATACTGCATTAGCAAGCCAGCCAGCGTAGGATCTTGGATTGTATGAGGCTGTTCTGATAATACATAAAACTCGTCTTGAGACTTGTTTCCTATCCTATGAATGGATAGACTTTTTAGTGATGCTTCGAAAAATGAAATCATAATGTTTAGTTTAAATTTGTTATGTAAGTGTTTAATTATTAGTGTATTCTGATGTGGAACGATGTTTTTTAACGAAAGTCATTGTAATTAATTGATTTACAGCTATTTGAGTGGTTAAAAATCGTTCCGTTGGCGTTCCAAAACATTTGTAACTATTTGATTTACAGATGCGTCTGCGTTCCACTATTTGGAACGATTTCGTTCCAAATAGTGGAACGCAAAAACCGCCTTTAAATAGCCTGTGCGCAATATTTGGAACGATTTGGAACGGTATTTTTGTTTGTAAATCGGTGATTTTTAGGTATTTAGTTGTCATTTTTAAGAATTTTAGCGTTCCAATTTTTTTTATGTTAGTTTTTACCATGAATGATTAAAATGGTAGATCATCTAATTCTTTTAGATAGCCGGTTTTTAGAGTTAACTGTGATACTTTCTTAGTGACAGGTACAGATACCCGCTTTACTTCTCCAACAACTTCTAAAATCATTGCGTCAGATTCAAACTGTTCACTCAATCTTTGCGCTTCGATAGCTGCGCTTTCAAGTGTCGCATGCATGTATTTTGGGGGAGTTTTACCATTACTGGTCATTACATAAAAAATTGCCATATTTTTAATATTTATTGATTGTGAACAACTGCTCCAAAAACCTTTGGATAGTCATGTATTGCTTTTTTAAGCATCCTATGCATCGTGCTCTTTTTCTTTGGGTCTTTTAAAATCAATTCTGCCATTCTGGAGGTAGATGTATTCATCTTGAATAGTGTAGCCATATACAATACTTCCATTGGTGCGGTTATAGAGTTGTCTACAGCCTCATATACGGCTACAGCAGAGTTATAGAAGTAGTCAGCGGCTCTTATGGCTCTGGTCATGATGTCTGCAGTAATATGAAGCTCGTTTTTAAAGTATGTTTCGTGATCAGGAAGATTATATGCGTAATCAGTGATTGCGAGGATACCGGCAAATCTGTAAGCGTATGCTTTCATTTTACCTAGAATTCCAGAATGAATGTTCATTTCATTGACATCTGGGATATTGTTGATCAAATTGATCTTCTTATCCTCCCAGGAGCCAAATATTTTCAAGGCTTCTCTGGTAACCATGCATATCTTCGGATCCTCATACGGATCAATTACAGGTAGGTGATTGTAGAGCTTGCTCAGATGTTTTTTGTGGATGTCTTTAAATTCAATGGGTATTGAGTATCCTGGAATCGGTCTGGCAATTTTAAACTCTTCTGGTGAAGCGAAAAGCAGCCTGAAGATAAAACCACTATCGCCACGTTCATTCTTGAAAAGCTTATAGAGCAGCTTTGGCTGTATACCTCCAATGAGGTTCGTAAATACACGTGGTATTGTAATTTTGATATTGGATGACCTAACTGCAGAGTATTTACGACCATCCCATGCGCTTAGCCAGAATTGTTCATCGGTACTTTCCTTTTTATTCATTGAGTTCAGCCCATTGATCCATTCCAATATCTCATCACTCTCTTTAAGTACGCCTTTCGGGTTAAATGGAAGGATTGACCTAATAAGTGTCGGGATGTAAGCGTCACGGTAGATCAGTGCTTTTATCTTTAATCCCTGGCGGCGTTCATCCGTTAGTCCTTTTGTCACATCGTCCCAGTCTTTGTCAAAATCATCCTGAATTTCTATCAATGGTTTAAGACATTCGTCCAGGGCATAACTTTTACCTGATGAGGAAATACCATTCATACACCCCCAAATTGATAAATACATCCTATCATCTCCATTTCTGGATACAGCGTATGCGCTTCCGATAGCAGTGCTGTAAGACATCAACATTGACAATCCTATATAAGCTCTGGGGATATCATATTTAGTGTGCATTTCAGTGATAAATGGCTTTATTCTGGAATGGAATATGTCTAAGGGAAATATGTTTTGTGGGCCTTCTCTTTTTTTAAGTTCTTTTACAATATCTTCAGTGCTGGCCGTACTGATTTCAGAATTTTTACCTTTTAAAAAATCATTGAATCCCATGCGTTATTGAGTAATTATGTTAGCAGCTTCAGAATATTGTGGTTTTACAGAATTTGTGATGATCATGTCTGCAATTGCATTTGCAAAGGCTTCGCATTCATACTTAATTTCTTGTGATGATTCCCCGACTTTAAAGAGGTACCCTAGTGCAGTATTTATTGATGACATGGCCTTAACTTTTTTGGCTTTTTTATCCAGATCCATGTTGAAAGCTTTTGTAAGGGCCAGCTCATCCTGCATGTTAAGGTGAAGGAAGTAATTGCATGAGCCTTCTATTATGTCAAAAATGTCAGACTCGTTATTTACGCTCTCAATGATTTCTTTTAAAGCACCAGCCTCTGCGTGGTCAAGGTTTCTTATCCTGGCTGATCGCCATTCGCTCAACAACCTTTTATATTTTTCAGAAATGTCTATCTGGAGCAGTATGTATGCCCAATACCCAATACTGGAGGTGCTTTGAACCCTGATGTCTGATTTGCAAAGTGTTTGCATAACGGAATGATCATCTGCGTATCTCTTTCGTACTTCATGGCTTATTGAAATTAAATCAATCGGCCTACTGGGGTACATTTCGGTGATAATAGCGTACAATTCACGATTTCTATGAAAGCCGTCCTCAATTGAACTAAAATTGTTTGGGGTTAGAATATGGGCTACCTGGGAGTAACCTTCACAGTAAATAATGGCTCCTAAAATTGACTGTTCAATTTGTAATCTGATATTCATTTTAAAGATGGAATATATTATCAATTATGGAGTAGACTTTGACGATGGTGTAAGTGATTGCTATTATGGCAATTACTATTGAGAAGGTTCTATTTTTCATTTTGGGTAGTTTTAGCGTTATAAACAGCGGCTGATTCAGCGAATTTTGCCAGTACAAAAACTATTGCAGCTATAATGATGAAGAGCATAAATACTCTACATAAAAACCCAAAAAAAGAGATCACTTTATCATTTACGGTTGGTTGGTTATAGTTTGACATATCTGAAAATTTTTAATTGTTTTTGATCTTAAGAAACTCCTGCACACACACTGTAATGCAGGAGTAGTTGGTATTAATTGTTGATAAAGAACTTACTTCAATTCAATAGGGAGGAAGCACCCTTTTTGTTTTTCCCGACAACGGTACCGGGAGTTAGCCTAACCTCTGTAATAAACTGAGCTACCGTTGAATATCTTTCTGTATTTGTTCCGATGTAATTCCGGCCAAATAGTACAGTTCTAACATCTTATAATTTTTAGATCTTGATTCTAATGAGTGCTGAAGGTCTTTTTTTAGCCTTTCTGTTTTGATTCCAGAAGGGGCAGTCCGGATCGTGAATTTTAGCCAGTTAATACAGCTCTGATCTTCCCTGTAAGCCCTTATGAGACTTTCTATCATATCTGTATTAATCATGTCCTGTAAAATTTTCAGTGTACGCAGTACAGTAATCTAGGATCGTAAGTATGTTATTCTGGTAATAGGAGTAACATTTACTCGTTTGAGACGGAGCAATGGCTTCAAATTTGTCTCGCCTTCTATGTACAAAGTCGCACACATAGGACAATCCTCTTAACTTGACTTCACCGACCCAGGATATATACATATTGATTTGAAATTGCGCATTGGGCATTGCGTGGCTACGTTGATTTAACCAGGCCGTCAATTTTTCAATGATATAATTTCTAGACCTAAAAGAGATTCTACCTTCGGCCTCTTCCATTGAATTAAGGGTGATGTAAGGTTTGGTTTCCGTTTTTTCTCCAGGTTCAACAAACCTTAAAAACACAAATCCATTTTCTGGCACTACTTCTGCGATAATCAT